CGATACCCTGGATCAGCTTTTACCAGTATTTGATTATCGTCTAAAGTCGAAGGAATAAAGGTTACGCTTTTAGGTTCAATTTTTTCAAGGTTGGCTTTATCCTTTGAAACTAAAAGGCTAAACCTGTCGGCTTCTTCTCTTGCTTCTTCATAAGATCCAAACCACATAATTTCATTTTTGATTCTGAGCATCCAGCGAACTACGCCGGATCTTTCTTCAATAGGATCGCCGGTTTCAGGATTCCACCACCATTGTATAAATTCAGCCACCCATGAATCAGCGTCCGGGTTACAAGTTGCCCGCACGTAAGGTTTAACGCCGCACTCTGAACGATTACGCGAAAGCATATAAAAAAACTGGTATTGACTGAAGTGGGTTAATTCATCAAAGCAAATTAAAGGTATCTGTGATCCTTGCCAATCAAGAACGGTTTGATCATATTCTAAATGCTTGAAAGATACCTTTGCGCCTGAAGGGAATTGATAATCGTTTCTGGTTGTCCTGGGTATCGCGCCATAATACGGGTAAACGTCCATTGACGTATCCCATAGCCCGCCCTCATTCGTGATCTGAGTTGAATTCTTTCTGAAGATAACCGCACCGAATTTTGAATTACCTGTATTTCTTGAAGCTTCTAATAATAAACCAAAAGTTTTGCCACCGCCCGCAGCACCGCCATAAATTACAATATCGGCTGTTGATGAAAGGAAGTCGCTTTGTTTTCCAGGCTGCGGTTCAAAAACCACGTCTTCATCACGCTTAAGTTGATCATAGCGTTTCATTTTTGCACTCATTAATTTTTATCGACTGCCTTAAGATCGGGTTTTGCTCTAACTCTGTTTTCATACCATTCATAACCGCAATACTTACACACATACCCTAATTTACATATTCCAGAATATCTAAGTAATGGCACATGATGTGGACGGTTGCAAAATAGTGGTTTTATAAAATTAAACGGGATTATATTCTTCTTATTTTTTATAATGAGGACAAAAAATAAGACAATCAGCATAATTAAATACAACCACCAGTATTCAACCAGCAATTCGCCTTGAGTCATGTGTATTAAGTTATCAATAAATTCTTTCATGATTCCGGTTCCTCTTGCTCTCGACCGTTTGAAGGTAAATAGATCCCTTTCCATCTTTACCGGTAATTTCCTGCTTTTCTGTTTGCTTTAGGTATTGCTTGCCTAGCCATATACACATAGTAGGGTTTCCGTCCTCGACTAGTTTCCATTGCTTACGGCGAAGTGATGCTTTACCGCCTTCTTTCTTTTGTCCGATATAGTCCGAGAATTTAATTTTTTGTTCGCGCTTACAAGCTGTTTGAAGGGTGTCGTAGTCCATGTTCAATACACTGGCTATTTCTTCACCTGTACATGGCTATTTCTTCACCTGTACATTGAATGAGACAAAGCTTATCGACTGTATCCCAATCAATAACGAATTGTTGAGCACCGGCCCCTTTTGGGTTTACTTTAGTTTTCTTTTGTGCGCGCTTCTTTCTGCCTGGTGATTTCTTAGCAACCCTTTTTTTAGCAGTTTTCTTTTTAGACTTCTTCTTAGCTGCTTTCTTCTTTGTAACTTTCTTTCTAGTTGCCATGATACTCACCTTAAAAATGGAGCGTGAAGGTCGGAGTCGAACCGCCTAACAGTAAAGGGTGTTTACTGTTCCTCCGCAAGCTCACGCTTTGAACCTTTATACATTCCCGCTTTCATTTCTGTAATAGTTGAAAACGGCAACTCTGGAACTGTTAAATTTTGTCTTGCTTCTTTATCGATGAAATATATATACCTTATTTGAAAGCCTGGTAATGCTCTGGCCCCGTTCTTTTTCCACCATCCTGATTTTCTACCAGGATTATCATTCAATGTTTTATCCGCAACTACTGATCCGTCCGGCATTAATAACATTGTAGTATTCTTTTTAACCCCTGTGAGAATGAAGCCGCTTGCCCTGTAAATAGTTCCATCACCGCATTGTGTAGCATCTGCATAAGATATTACCCACTTGATATGGGGGTAATGTTTTTTTATTAATCTAATACTGACCGCTATTGCTCGACTTTCGCTATTTTTTGGTAACTTCTCACTAAATGCCATTCGGTTCAATTCGAGAAATTCATTCCACCCTGAATCTTTAACAAGGCCCTGGGTTTTTCGCTTATCGATTGAAGATCCGTATTGCAACACACCTTCTAACCTATCCTCCCAAAACACACCAAAATGAAGCGAACTATTATTAACTACTTTGCCGCTGTAATGGTGGGCTTTAATGAAGACCCTGGCATCCTTAAAGGAAATCGGTTTGATAATTAAATCTTTTGCACTCACTCTGCTTCTCTCAAATAGTAACTACAAATATAATGCAGGGCGTTAGCGTTTATATTTGTGTTTAATTCATAATCAAGATCATTTTCTTTTGCTTTATCAAGCGCATCTTTTACAACATCGGCTTGATCATCGTGCAGGCTAAATGCCATTTGTTGAAAAGGCTCTTTGTCTCCATCGTTCAATGAAGGGAAATCAACGCCTTCAGCATTTCCAAGATAGAGTTTTATTTCATCATCATCAAAGCCGGTGAGACTTAAATCAAAATCAAGTTTATCGAGAAGTGATAGTTCAAGTTTTAATAGTTCAATATCCAACCCTGCATTTAGGGCCATTCTGTTATCTGCCAGAATATAAGCTTTTGCTTGTGCTTCGGTTAAATGGGATAAATCGACGGTGGGTGCTTCAGTTTCGCCTAACTGCTTTAGTGCTTCGATTCTGCCGTGACCGTAAACAATCACATTATTTCTAATACTGATCGTTGTATTCATGCCAAATTCAACGATCGACTCTTTTATTTGGTCAATCTGATCCTGGCTATGTGTGCGCGCATTATTCGCATAAGGAATGATTTCAGATATAGGTTTATATACTATCTTTAATTTTTTTTGTTTCATTTATCACCCTAAAAATGCCGTTCTAGGGTGATAGTATATATTATTTGTATAGATAGATCATATCGTTTTGAGTGAATTTCCATTTTCCAGGTGGTTTTCATACTTCAGTTCATGCTTGCTTATTAGCATTTTAAACATAACATAAGTTTTTCTACTTTTAATTGTGCCACTTTCCACCCAATCGGTGAAATACCTTAATGCCTCGATAAGTTCTTTGTTTTCATTTTTCAGATCTTCAAAAACCTTTTCAAAGTCAATCGGCTTTATATGCTCAAAAGCTAAATCAATTTTTTTACTTTCATTTTCAAGTTCTTCATTCATGATTTTATCCTTTTAATGCTTTTTTTAAATAGTTTTCCAGTAATTATAAAATTATCCACTGTTTTGATGTTTATAGCTTCATCACTATCAAGCTCATTTTTTAATTTATTTTCTGCTTTTAAATAAGCGATCTTTGTTTTTCCATATTCACTCATTGAAAATCCCCTGTTTATTAATCCTTAACGTGATCGCGCTCATAATATAAAAGTTTTAAATCATCAGGATCGGGTAATGGCATTTCATGTTCCAAATAATATCTTTGATAATCGGTCAATACTTCAGCCATTTGATTTGTATCTAATGTTGCTGTGCTCACCATATTATCAACAAACCAATTCATTCGATCCATGTTACCCCCGTATAGTTGTTTCCATATTCTATACAGATCTGCAAAATTTGGATCGTCACGAATTAAAATAGGAATTACCCACCGCTTTTTTACAGATCGATGAACCGCTTCTTTTGTGTCGTAACTTCCTTTCCCTGAATTAGCAACAAAGGTGTGCCACAACCAGAGCAACGAATTTTGTTTTACGGATCTATTGCCTGAGTTATGAATAGTCACCATTGTTTTACCATCGGCAACAATATCTTTTATACGCAAGCAAGCATTTACCTTTATCGACTCATTAACCAACATAAAGTTTTCAGCTTTCATTTATTTTTACCGCTTCTCAGCTTTTGAGTTAGATTGTTTACTTTTCTTTTATAGAAACTAATATCTTTTTTCATCTTCAATATTAATTTTCCTTCCCTTTCAGTTTGATTTTTTAATTTACCGATCAAGGACGGTGCGTTTGCTATAAATTCTGCAACTTTTTTTCTTTCGTCCTCTGGCACATCGGTATGAACTATAGCTATATAATGTCCTCCCCAGCTTGTAATTCTACCAATGGAACATTCGTCAAGAATTTCTCCATCAGGATCATTATAATTACATGAATGTTTCCAGCCGATTAAAATATTATCAATGCTTATGTGAATTGATTTGCTCATTTTTCTACCCGCTTTATTAAATTATAAAAAGTAAAAAATCCCCATATAAAAATAATCGCCCATATTAACCAATGAATATTTATCCAGTTTTCTTTTAGCACTATTATATATTCATCATATCCATACCAATCTTGCTTAAATAAAAATGCTGATAACATCATAAGCGCACCACAATGGAAAGATATTAATAATTGTGTAACAGGCTTTATGTTCATTATTTTTTGCCTTTAAAAATAACTATTGCACTTGGGAATGGTGCGCTTTGCGCTCTGTCGTTCTTGTCATAGATCGGCTTGCCGTTGATTTCAAATTTAATTCGACCTTTAATAAATCTGACTTCAACACCTCTTTTCGGTTTATGTTTCTTTTCATCCCAAATAAAAGCATGCCACGCTGTTGTGTCTGTTCTTGCAGGAACTAAAAATACTGAAGTTATTCCGTCCTTCATTGCTTCAGCACCCTGTTTTAAAAACTTCTTTTGTAAACCTCGACTATATGGAGGATTGCACCATACATTTTTATTTTTAATTCTTTTATTCAGGGAATAAATCCAAGGGGCTGCCAGGCTACTCACTACACCTAATTTGCATTTTGCATTTTCTACCGTACACGCCATATCAGCAACAAATTTAAACTCTTTATTTAACGGATCAAAAATATCCGCTGGTGTTTCGTATTCATCACTACTACTTGTAAAATGTACCGATTGATCGCTCATTGTTTAGTCCTCTTTGTTGTTTTATTATCGCTTATGCTTTCAAAGTTTTTACCGAATTTTAATTTACATACTTTTTCGGCTTCTTCTATTGTTTCGCCGTCATAACAGATCATATATGCTTTTTTACCTCTCACAACAATGGTGTAACTTTTTGTCGGTTGTCTTTTTTGTTTCGTGCTTTTTACTTTCACCCTTTGCGCGTGACTTATATCCGCACCACAGTCTTCACACTTAATAACGGGCGTTCCAACTATTTTAATTTCACCTTTTTCAAACGCTTTAACCGCATTGCTGTACATCATGTAATCGCTTGATCTGTATTTGTTATGAGTACATTTTAAAGCTGTTACCGGATTAATCGTTTTCTTTGTTATTGTGCATTTTCTCGGTTCAACTTCAGTCAATTTTTTATCTTCTTTTAATTTATTGACCCTTGCTGATACGCTCGACAATTCTATGCTTCCATATAGTTGTCGATACAGTTTCATTATTTCTTGCAAACTTAATTTTGACTCTTTGCAAATTGACAAGATCTTATCCTCTTGGCTCATTACATTGCCGTTTTCTTTTTCTTCTCGATAGCTTGCTTTTGATGTCGATCTATTCATTTTCAAGTTTCTCGCATATCTGATCGTACAGTGCTAAATCAAAGCTTTCTGAATATATTATTTTTATAGTTCCTTCATATTCAAGCCACCATTCGGGTGCAGAATTATATCCTTTGATGCACGTTGTTTTTATTTCTTTATATTCAATGTATGTAACAAGAAAGCAATTCATAATTTTATCCATACCTCGCCTTATAATCATCTTCAGTAGGTTCATTTTTACTTTCAACACACCATACACCCGATCCTGTGGCTCGTTCCACATATCAGGCCATGTATGATTTCCCTTTGCTAAATTAACTGAAGCAAGTATTATTTCAAGATTATCTTCACAATGAAGGCCGCACACCATCTGGCTAACTAAGGGAACCCTATGATCAACGTGCCAATCCTCACCTAAATTTTTTGAAGCTGTATACATATCATTTATTTTTTTCTTATCAGCCCATTTAGGTGTTCGTGACTTATGGAAATAATATCTTTCTATGCCTCTCATTTTATTATTCCTATATCAATTAATATTTCATTAAGGGTGCTTACTATTTTATAATGACCGTTCCACGTTTTCTCTAATTTCTTTTGTGTATCTTGTTTACTTGATTCCTTTATTTTTCCTGTTCGCTTGCTTACTGCTTCAGGCTTTTTTAATTCATACCAATAATTTATTTTTCTAAAGCCTACAAAAATATCGTCATGATCAGTTTCAACAGTGACACCTGGAATTTTTCTCAATTCTTCCACGATTGGTGATTGATTTGTGTCCGTCCTGGCTGCATATCTTCTTTTCATTTATTTTATTTAATATCTTTTGTTGTTGTTCATACTTTAAGCCTTGAACACCACTTTTAGGCCGCTTTATATTCTCTTTAGATTGCCGGTCTATTATATTTTCTCTATTTCTTTTTGAAAGCGGTTTAGCTGAATTAGCACCTAGATCAAATTTTTCACCGATCGCCCTTTGCGACAAGTTCATTATATCTCTTGTGCAATCCATTTCACGCTTTCTCAACGCCTTCATTATATTTCTAAGGATCTTTCTTTCGTTTTCCTTTTTTAATTTATGTTGAAATAATCCATCCATTAATAATTTATCTTCATCTGATAAATTGGCATAGGTTAATTTACTCATAATTAAGTCCTCGATTAAATATCGGTTAATTCATTTTTGCTTTTGCTGCTTCATTCTGTGCTTTTTTTATCACCTCGTGAAGCTTTACCATATCATCAGATTCAACGCTTAAAAAAACACACTTATTATAGATCCCTGTTCCTTTTTTCTTTGTGAATTTATAGCCCGCTTCTGTTAATACTTTTTCAAAAGTTGAAACCTTCCAATCATCAATTGCGATCGCTGCTGTGCTCATATTAAATTACCGATCTAAATTCGTATGACATAAATGGTATTTCGTCGTCGAAGCCATTGTTTGCTGGTGGCGCGGCTGCGGGCGCGCTTTGTGCTGGTCGTTGTTGCTGTGCCGCTGTACTTGCTTGCTGATTTAATGCGCCTTGATTTCTTGAATCCAGCATAATCATTTCATTAGCAATTATTTTAGTTGTGTATTTTTCAACACCACTTCTATCTGTATATTTTTCAGTTTTCATTTTTCCAGAAATAAAAACTTTTGATCCTTTGTGTAAATACTGACCCATGATTTCAGCCAGCTTTCCAAAAGCTACGATATTCACCCACTCGGTTCTTTGTTGCTTTTCTCCGGTATTGCGATCTTTCCATGATTCTGAGCAAGCAATACTGAAACTTGATACCGCTTTACCATCAGGCATGTATTTAGTTGTTACTTCTTTACCTAAATTTCCAATAAATTGACATTGATTTAAACTAGCCATTTTATAAACTCCTTAACATTATTAAAATTTCATCACGTCTTTTTATTACATCATCTAACTGACATTCCAGCATTTCAAAATAAGTTTTTATTGGTAAAACTTTTATTCTGAATGAAGGTAATGTTTGACTGTAGTAATAAAGATAAACGAATTTTTTCTCACCTGTAAATAATTGCATTTGATTTTGTGCAATTCGATCGGGGGGTGCTTTTCTGTTTTCAGTATAATAAACAAGTGCCGCAAGATGTGCTTTTTCATCTAAACATTTTATCTCTAACATACCTGATCGACCTATTAAACGATCAGGACTTGCACCATATCTTTCATCGTCGTCCGTCATGAAACCAACTGTTCTTAATTTTGTACTATATACGAATTCATAATCATCAGCGGCGATAGGTTCTAACTCATGACCGCGATCAGTGTGTTCATTTCTAAAGTTTTTACCTTTAGGTTTTCCTCTATAAAGATCCGTTGCTAATTCTTGCGCGTATGACTCAAGACCTTCTGAGGCTTTGCCCGTTGGTGTAACTAATCGATTCGCGCCTGAAGCTGAAGGTTTACCGGCCTTCAGTTCAAACCATTCAATTGTATTTTGCTCTACGTTATGAATTTTCATTAATCGGCATCCTCTAAAGGACACCATTCTGGAATAACACTAAGATCTTCAGGTAACAATTTTTCATTATGATCATGCCTGCATTTTGCCGGAACATATCCTGCCATTAATGCGGCACCTAGATCGCAGTATAAGCATTGATTACATGAATTAATTATAACTTTCTTATTCATTACTAAGTCCTCGATTAAGCCGTTATGTTAATAGCTTATTTTAATATTTGGAACTATATTATTTGCGATCAAGGTCACAATTCTTTTAACTTGTTTTTCAGTTAAAACATTTTCACCGGAATCATAAGCTTTTGAATCATCAACAATCGCTTTAACTATTGCCCGATTAATTTTACCTTTGTGAGATTTATTTGCTGCGCGTTTCTTTTCAGCTTCGATTTCTGCTTGCCTCTCAGCTTCAATGCGATCGCGTTCTGCTTTTGCTGCTTTTTCAATATCAATTTTTCTTTGTTCTTCAGCTTCTTCTAGATCTTTAGCGGCTTGTTTTTTTGCCTCTGCTTCTCTTTGTTCTGCTAATTTTGTAGCATCGTTCGCAGCTATCACCGCTGCTTGTGCGTTTCGAGTTGCTTCGGCTTTTTGATCTGCTTCAAAGTTTTTGCGATCTTGCTCTGCGATCTTTTCTCGCATTTCTTTAAGCTCTCTCTGTTCATCGTCATACTTAATGCGACTTGAGATCGAGTTTTGAATTTTTAAAATTGCTTCCTTTCTGGCAATCGCGGCTTCTTCTTCAAACTCTTTCAATCTTCCGGTGATCTTAACTTCTTCTACTGTTGTGAATAGATCGGTTAATTCTTCTACCGTATAATTCATCCAGTTTTCAGAATCATTTCCAGCTTGAATAAAGGCATTAACTATGCCCTCGCATTTTGCGATCCGATCTTTTTCTTTATTTTCCCATTCTGTTAATGGTTTTCTAACTTCAGCCTGGAGATCTTCA